ACAAATAATATCTGGCGAGAGAAGGTAATAGAAAAATTAAAATTAAATGGTGATACCCATGCAGATGTCATGGCTAGAAACCATGATCCAATGTTTAAGGCGGTTGACGGTGTTAATAGAGTTGCTTGGCGTGATCGTCTTAATAAGTTGCGTGATAAAAATTTGGCTCCTGTAATGTGGCTAATATCTGATGATAGTCCTAAAGTATACAAACAGGGATTACAGAATCAAATAGATTACCAAAATCAAGTAGTAGACGCAGTAGACGATTTAGTTAGTCACTACGTTGTATGTCTTGAATGCGATGAGTATTACTCAGCACAAGAGGTAAGCGTTCTTATACAGAACCTTAGAAAGAAAGGCGTTAATAAACCTATTGGAGTTCACTTAACACCAGGAGTAAAACCTGAATACTACAAAGATGCAGACGTTATATATTTGCAAACTGGTTTTAATCTAAGTGAGTCACAGTTCAGGAAAAGTATTGAAGAAGCACTTAGGATTGGTAAGCCCGTTGTCGTATCTGAGTACGACCTCAACGGAACAAGCGCATTGGCAAAAAAATATGGAGACATTGCTTGCTCGTACAAGGGAGTTGTGGGAACTGGAAACGGCAGGGGATCAGCAACATGCAAAACAATGCAATGGGATCAAGGACAAACAACAAAGTCTGAATGGGACAGATGGGAAGACTTTGTAAAGAAAAACGATGAAGAGTTATATGTATTCGCGCTAGCTTTAGTTACTATTAGTGCGGCTAATATTATTAACCTGCCATTTATGGCTACTTTTAACTACGCCTCAGAAAACTACTATGAGTTAATGCTTCTTAAGCCTGTTACAGAAACTATAGACGCAGGTATAACTATACGAGACGATGGAAAAGTAATGGCATTTGGTAACTGGAGATTTAAATAAATGGCAGATCTAACATTAAGAGAAACAAAAGGCAGTCCTCTTACGTTTGAAGAGATGGACAATAACCTTAGTAATCTTAACAATGCTAAATTAGAGCTTATAAATAATCTTAATGTAGCAAGTTCAATGGATATTAATTCCGACTTTATTGCTATTTATGATGCAACTACTGGCGATAATAGAAAAATACTAGCTAATGCTACATCTTTTTCAAATAGAACATTAGTCATTAAAGTTATTGCTGACGGACTTCCTACTTATGTAGGAGACGGAATTGCTAGGATTGTTATACCATCTACATTTGACGGGCTTAGGCTTAATACTGTTGGTGGGCATGTATATACAGCTGCAGCAGGATCAACAACAAACATTCAAGTGCATAATCAAACCAAAGGTGTTGACATGTTAACTACTTTGTTAACTATTGACGCTGGAGAAAACGATAGTAAAGATGCGGTAGCGCCTCCGGTTATCGGAACAAACAGTTTAGTTGATGAGTTTGATGTAATAAGATTTGACATAGATCAAATAGGCTCTGGAACTGCAGCTCTTGGATTAGAGCTTAGACTAGAGTTTAACGCTTGAATTCATTTAAAGGTTATCCGCCTTCTGTTCAAGTCTTACAGCCAATTCCAGATATATTTGTTGCTGTAAATTCAGATAAAGAAGAGATAAGAAATAATATAAAAAACAGTGTTTCTCTTGGATTGCCACAGGTAAAGCCATTTGAAACGCAGTGGGGCAAAGAAATATGCCTTGTTACTGGTGGTCCATCACTTAAAGATACATTTGATATAGTAAGGGAAAGATACGAAGATGGCGTTCCAATTGTAACAGTAAATGGAACTTATCAATATTGTCTAGATAATGGAATTATTCCTAATGCTTTTATAATGCTAGACAGCAGAGAGTTTAACAAAAGATTTATTGAAACTCCAGTAGATACATGTAAATACTTAATGGCATCTCAATGTCATCCAGAGGTATTTAAAATGCTTTCAGGCCTCAATGTTTGGTTGTGGCATTGTGATACTCAAGAAGAAAACATAGACGTTCTTAAGGATCAATACGGAAAAGCATATGAAGACTTCTTCCCTATTATGGGTGGCTCTACAGTAACACTTAGAGCGTTGCATTTGTTAAGAATTTTAGGCTTTCATAAGTTTGAAATTTTTGGTTTTGATAGCTGCATTATGGATCATCACCACGCATATGAGCAGCCAGAAAATGATAAGGAAGAAGAGATAGATTTGGTTGTAGGTGGGAAGCAATTTAGATGCACTGTAGCCCATTATCATCAGGCAAAGGAGTTTGTTCAGTTAATAAGCGTTACAGGCTCAAGCTATGATCTTATTGTTCATGGCGAAGGACTTATATCACACATCATTAAGAATCCAGAATCGTTAAAGGAGGCGGCTTAAATGGCGGCTACAGCATGGAGTTTTTTCAATAGTTTTAGGGAGTACCTTGGTAATGGTCAGTTTGACCTTGACGGTACTAGCGTTAAATTTTATATGGCCTTGCATACAAGCGCCGCAAGCGCAAACGTAAATAACGTTGCACTGTCTACTCAAGCCTCTCTTGGCAATGAAGTAGCTAACGGTAATGGGTATGCTACTGGAGGTAAATCAGTTTCTTCCAGAACATGGGCATCAGCGGCAACAAACAAGTATCGATTTGACTCAACGGCTTGCGTATGGACCGCTACTGGTGGCGATGTATCTAATGTTAAATACGCTGTTATTTATCAGTCAGGCGGAAAACTAGTTTGTTTTTCTCGCTTAACATCAAGCCAGTTTACATTAGCGCAAAACAACACACTTACCGTAACGCCTAGCGCTACTGGTATTTTTGAACTTACGTAGGGGGAACTATGGCATTAGAAAGCGCAAGCTGGGTAACTCAATTAGTAAACACAAACCCTACAGTTTCAGACCCTGTAGCAGAAGGCGATGACCATCTTAGAATGTTAAAAGTTGTTCTTAAGAATAGTTTTCCATCGTCATCTACTGCGGCTATCGTACCTAATATGTCTGGTCAGTCTGGAAAATATTTAACCACAGATGGCACTGATGCTTCTTGGGGAACCGTAACAGCGGCATCTCCTGGTTTTGCAGTTGCTATGGCTATTGCGTTATAGGAGAGCATAATGGCACAAGATTTTTAACGAGCGGCGGCATCAGCGGTAGGAACGGGAGAGACAACTCTTCTTACTAGTAACTCTGATGACGCATTAATTGGTATTAGAGTAACTAACATCCTTACAGCCGCTGTAACTTGCGATTGTTACATTGATAAGACAGGCTCTGGTACTGACTACCACATTTGCAAAAGCCTAACCATTCCACCTAGTTCTTCTGTAGAACTTATTCAGGGTGGCGCAAAGGTTGTAATGCAAAACACAGATGTCCTTCATATTAAATCTAACACAGGATCTGCTTTAGATGTGTGGGTTTCATATGTAGATAGCATTTCTACGTAAGGAGGAATCATGGCTGAAGTAGTTAATGGAAATCAATACATAGGTCAAGCGCCCGCAAAAGACGGGTTCTTTATTCATCAGGAAACCATTGATGGAGATCATACCATTGAATCAGCAGTTCTTGCAGGGCCAGTAACTATGACAGGTACAATCATTGTTACTGGTACATTGGTGATCGTATGAGCACTATAAATGTAAACAGCATCTCTCCCGAAAGCGGAACGGATTTAACTATTGGTGATTCTGGAGATACGGTAAGTATTTCGGCTACCACTGTTGGTGTTCGTTCATCAGGCACAAGTACACCTACTTATGATTACAACACGCTAGGCGAAGGGCTTTGGTTAAGATACTGGGATAATTCTCCAATACGCACAGCAGATATTGTGGCTATTGGCAATACACCCGCTGGCGCTACTCAGGCTATGCGTTTTCTCACCAATACTGGCGGTTCTCCCGGAACTGCTGTTGAGCGTATGAGTATCGACCCTAGCGGTAACTTAAAATTCAACTCAGGCTACGGCTCTACTGTTACGGCATTTGGTGTTCGGGCTTGGGTTAACTTTGACGGCACTGGAACTTTATCAGTCAAGGCATCTGGAAATGTAAGCAGTGTCACAGACAACACAACTGGTGATTACACCGTTAATTTAACAACAGCAATGCCTGACATTGATTATGCAATTTCAGTTAATGTTCGATATGACGATACTGGTTACGGTGGTTGGGGTACTGTAGGTTGGGTAAATACTGCTTCCGCTTTTCGCATTAGAACAGGCGCATACCCCGGATCAAATATTTACGATATGCAAGATGTCTGGGCAATGGTGGTGAGATAACAATGAAAAGAATAATTTATCCAACAGATGACGGCGGTGTGGCAGTAATCATTCCCGCACCTGAGTTTTTAGAAACCCACACGATTGAAGAACTAGCCGCTAAAGATGTGCCAAGCGGTAAGGATTATCAAATTATTAATGAGTCTGAAGTCCCATCTGATCGTACATTTCGCAACGCATGGGAGTACGCCGAATGATTGTTATTAACATTGAAAAAGCAAAAGGCATTGCTCACGAAATACGCAGAACTAAACGTGCTGAAGAGTTTGCACCATACGATGAAGTCATTATGAAGCAGATTCCTGACGCTAACGCAACAGAAGCAGAGGCATCAAGGCAAGCCATTAGAGACAAGTACGCAACCATTCAAACAAACATTGATTCGATTGCAGACGTTGAATCTCTTGCAACATTGGTGGGTGAATTATGAGCAGTGAGATTAAAGCAAACAAGATAAGCCCTGCCACAGGTACTGGTTTCACATTTGGTGATTCGGGGGATACGTTTACAGTGCCATCAGGTGTGACCCTGACAAATTCAGGAACTGCTTCGGGTTTTGGAGTTTCAAATGTAATAACAGCAGTCCATCGAACATCAAGCCAATCTATTACGAAAAATGTAATAACAAAACTTCAATTTAACGGCGAAGATGTTGATCCAGAAGGTTGGTTCGACTCATCGACAAATTATCGTTTTCAACCAGACGAATCAGGAACCTATTTAGTGTTGGCTGAAGGTAAGGTAACAGGAACGTCAAGCGAGGACGTGATGGATATGTACCTTTATAAAAATGGTGCTGAAGTTTACAACACTGAAGGCGACATAGTTTCACCAGGAAGTAACTATCCTCAAGTATCGATGAGCGCGTACGCAACTCTTAATGGATCATCGGATTATTTAGAAGTGTATATACGTTCCGGCGCTAATGGAACGCTTGTCGCTAACTATTCATCGTTCAACGGAACATCAAATAAAAACTGTCGAGCCATATTTGTGAGGATGACATGATTACTTCAGACGGATTAGAAAAATTAGGCTTTACGCCAAACGTTGATTTTGTTCTGCAAGATGATGGTGACGGCGTCTATATCAAAGAATGGAACAGTGGATCGACACAACCAACCGAAGCAGAAATTGAAACAGCGAACGCTGAGTGGCAAGCCGAATACGATTCACAAGCATACGCAAGAGCAAGAGCCGAAGCATATCCGTCTTGGCAAACACAAATGGACATGATGTACCACGATCAAACAGAAGGCTCACGCACTTGGTTAGATGCTGTCGAAGCCGTTAAGGAGGCATATCCAAAATGAGCGAAGTCAAAACTAATAAAATAAGTCCTCGTTCTGGAACTGCATTTACATTAGGCGATTCAGGAGATACTTTTTCAATTCCTAGTGGTGGTGAAATTGATATTGCTTCTGGCGCTACTCTTGATATTAACGGCACTGTTGATTTTGCGGGAGCAACAGTAAGCAATTTGAGTGCAGGAAAGATTGGTCAAGTTCTTTTTGGAACGAAAACTGGTAGCAACACAGTAACAACAGCCGCTTATGTAGACACTGGCTTGAACGTAACTATAACTCCGTCAGCAACATCCTCAAAAATTATTTTGATGTTAAATGGCCCAGATTGGGATTCAGCGGGAGACGGGAGTCGGGGTCTGGTACAAAAATTTTACAAAAATGTGGGCGGGGCGGGGGATGCCGCAATCGACGCAAGCTTGACCGAATACCGATGGCCTTATTTTTCAATTATTCCGTATTGCAGAACTTACATTGACTCACCTTCAACAACGTCAGCAATCGAATATTCTCTTTATGTACAAGCGGTTACTAACACGGTCTACTATTTTCGAGATGGAAGAACTTATCAATTGATAGCGATGGAGGTCTTGGCATGATTGACCAACTTCAAATTATTCAGGCATTAAGACCATCCGCTGATTATTGCATTGATGGAGAGATTACAGAGTCTAGAATCTCTACTTGTATAAGGTATGTAGTAAGCGTTGACGATCAAGGCGCGGCAGTTTTTGGCGACCCCGGTGATGCAGTAACGTGGGATCAATTCGATGCAAAACGAAGTGAACTACAAGCCAAATACGACTCAACGCAATACCAACGTGATCGACAAGCGGAGTACCCATCTGTTGACGAACTAATCGTTGCTCTATGGGAAGGCGTGGTCGAAGAACGCATGGCATCTGTCACTGCGTTGGAAGCAAATCGTCAGGCGGTTAAAACAAAATATCCTAAACCATAAAAATGTCTGAAGAAAAAGCAATTCAACTTTCGGATCGAACGGGAGTTTCGTTGCCGCTTCGTAATTTAATTGGTTTAGCGTCTGCTGTTGCAATTGGGACATGGGCTTGGTTTGGCACTATGGAACGCCTCAATCAACATGATATGCGCCTTACCTTAATGAGAGCGGAGGTTGATTCTAACAGCCAGTTCTCAGAGCAGTTACAAAGAGGGGAGATCAGCACGGCCTCATCCCAAGAAATGTTTTTATTATTAGAGCATACAGCAGGGCAACTCAATGCTTTAGAAAAAGAAATTTCTGAAGATAAAGCGGCGTCAATTAACAAGCAACAAGAACTAACGTTAAACTTTTTATCAGGTCGAGTTGATTCTTTAGAAGGAAAACTTGAAGCGTTGCGCGATAATTACGCGGAGATGAAAGCAAATGGAAATGGGGCGCACTGAATGGAAACACTTTTTGTTTTACTTCTATATATAAATGGCGAAATTAAAGAACACATGGCATTTTGGGAAGACCCAGTAACTAGCGAGTGGGTAGAGATGGGTATGCCTGGATGTCTTGCAATGAAAAGAACTTTAAAAAGACAGGGATGGCATGATACCAAAGGTGGTAGGTATGCTTGCGAAAAAAGAGTTGTTGAAACAAGGATTAACTGGGAAGATAAAAAAGTAATTGCGAGAATAGTTGAATGACAAATCCTTGGGCTTCTTGGGCTTCTAATCCAGATAATTGGAATGCAACTACTTATAATTGGGAAGACTACTATCTTACTCCTAGCACATATAGTGCAAGCCTAACTGGATATGCTCCAGATAATCCTAACAATCATATAGTTTATCCAAACAGTGTAAACCTAACTCTTAATGGTATTTCTCCTGATTTAGGTATAAGTTTTTCGCCAAGCATAGGAGCGGGATCTTTATCTATTACTGGTTATGTACCAATATATGCTAAAGGAGTTTTTAAAAATATTCCTGCTGCTTCATTGTCAATGGATTTAATCAAGTGGTACACCATATCAACCACTTGGGCAACAGATCCAAATACTTGGAGTGCTTATGGTAGAGCGCCAATTGTAGGGCAGACTCATTCTTATGATCCTGTTAGCGGAATACTTACAATAGAT